AGTGGTTGCAGTAATCGACCGTGTGGATTCTGCGGGAACTAAAACTCCGTCACTTGAGGAAACTGTTGTGGGTGTAGTTAGTGGTTCTAACCTCGTGACCGCCACACGCGGCGCAGAGGGAACTGCGCAGGCACATTTAGCAGGCGCTGTGGTTGAAATACTGATAACTAACGTTGGGTGGAACGATCTGATAGACGGGTTACTTGTCGCGCACAATCAAGATGGAACGCATAAATCCGGCTCTGTATTAACACTTCCTCAAATTAATGATACTTCCTCAGATCATCAATATATACTTTCTGTCTGCGAACTTGCCGCCGATAGAACAGTAGCGTTACCACTTTTGACAGGAAATGACGAATTTGTATTTAAAGATCACACACAAACACTTACCAACAAACGTATATCCAAACGCGTTGTAGTAACTACCCAAAGCGCCACACCTACTATAAATACAGACGGTGGGGACATTTTTCAGATAACGGGGCTCGCCCAAGCTATAACTTCTATGACAACAAATCTAACGGGAACGCCGGTTGCTGGGGACATGATCGAAATTCAAATAACGGACAACGGTACGGCACGGGCTATAACGTGGGGCGCATCTTTTTCCGCAACTACGGTGGCCCTGCCGGCTACCACCGCGGTGTCTACTATGTTGCGCGTACTATTTCAACGTAATAACGCGAACACTGTTTGGGATTGTATTGGGAGCATATAAATGGCGGAATTGGTAAACCTTCCTTTATTCAATGACGCGAACATCGTTTCCTATTGGAGAATGGAAGGCAACAGCAATGACAGCAAAGGATCAAACAACGGTACCGATACGGGTATTACCTACAATGCGGTAAAAGGCAAATTCAACCAGGGCGCCGGTTTTAACGGAACTTCTAGTTTCATTTCTGTCGGTACAGCGGTGCCGAATTTCACAAACGGTTTCTCCTTCGTTGCACACTGCATGCCACTGGGGGCACATGGGGGGGGTTATGGAGGGCTTTGGCACGATCAAAGAGATGCCACGAGAAGTCGTTTGCTCATAAATGATAACGGGAGTGTTTTAGCTCAATTTAATATCAACGGCGTAGATGGCTCCTTTGCGAGTTCTGCTGGTGTTGTAATTTCTAATTCTTATAACTCTGTCATTTATACCTACAATGGATCGCAGGAGAAGATTTATGTAAACAGCATTCTAGTTGCGTCACAAAATACGACAGGAAATATGGGAACAAGTGCGGGTGCGAGAATTATTGGACGGGGTTCCTCTGCGACCTATTATTTCAACGGTAATGTCGACGATGTAGCTATCTTTAGTAGGGCACTGACTCAAGCCGAGGTAATACTTATACACAATCCCGGTGGCGGTTTCTTTGGGTTTCTATAAATGAATAATAAAGACGAATTGTTTAAAATAATACTAGACCAACAAGAACGAAATATACAGGCCTTTGAGGGGGTAAAAAATGCCCTCCAAAATATTAACGATTTTAATGTTCTGCACGCAACAAAAGAGGGGGACAATTATATGGCTATAAAGAACTTAATTTCTTCCAATAAGTCCGTTGTATCAATATTGCAGTGGGTGATCGTGGCCGTAGTATCAGCCCTAATCGTACTGGCGGGCGCAGGGAGGGTATTGGAGTTCTTGCCCTTTTTGGGTAAATAACATGCTTCCAACTATTTTGTACTACACAACTCTTCTTCGTATCCCTATTTTTCTGCTAGTTGGTGTAGAATCCTTAGCAACGTTTTTCTTATACCGCTACGGGTATTTTAAGTTTAAACCGACTAAGATTATTTCCATACTATCTTATTTCTTTCTTTTCCTAGGTTTAGATATGATATACCAATCCTTTATACCGTTCGCACTTATGACAAATGCAAAGGCGCACGTTTACCTTACTACAGCACTACCCATTTTTTTAATTCCGTTGTTTATCTCTATTCGTGCGTTTCGTCTTGAGTCGGTTCGAGATGATGGCAAGAAACTGGAGGTTAAGAAATGAAACAAATAGTACTTCAGGCAGGACATGGGGGGATCACTTCTGGAGCTACAGGTGCTCCCGGGGAACAAAAGTGGACAACAACTATAGTCCCTATGATAGCTAAACTCCTCGAAGACGCGGGGGTGGTGGTTTATCAAACGGGTTCAAAGGCTAACGAAGATCCAAAGGTAGTAGAGACCGATTGGGACATCTTTTTAGCAGTTCATTACGATGCTGACATTTACAACGATTCCGGCGGATTTGTGGACTTTGCCGACCCAACAACGGATTTAGCAACAAAAGAATCCCAACGAATGGCTGCAGTACTCGCGGAGACCTATTTCGATAGAACGGGGATAAAAAACATGCCTAAACGCTCTAACGCCAACACGAGAGGTTATTATATGTGGTCGTATCTAACACCCAAAACCCCCTGCGTCATAATCGAGTGTGGGGTTGGAAACAGAAAGCCTAGGGACTACGAAATCCTCCACAACGAGATGGGTAGGGTGGCTAGTGCTATCTCCGACGGCCTACTTATTGCTCTTGGAGTAAAAAATGCGTGTACGGACCAAATAGAGGCCTTAGAGATAGAACTGGATGCCATGCGCGAGTCAAGAAATGGTTGGAAAAAAACAGCCAAGGACACGGAAGACTTGCTAGTTGTCGCCACAGAGAATTTAGAAATCGCTCTAGCTAAGATAGTGGTTCTAGAAAAATCCCTATCCGAAAACGTAACCCCACTTAACGCCAAAAAGGACGGGAAGTTTATCTACGAAACCAGAGCGTTGTTTAACGAAATATTTAGAAGATGGGGAGGTGGTAATTAATGCTTGAAAAAATCAAAGAATTGTGGGGAAAACTCCCCAAGGAGATAAAAGTATCGACCTATCTAATCGGTGCGGGGCTTTTAAACGAGTTATCGTCTGCACTTTTAGGAACCAAATCTTTAGACCTTATAACATTCGCGAAAGTATCCGTCGCGAACTTGTTACTTGTTTTCGTTGTTCAAATAAAGACTCGTATTAACGCCATAAAGTAATTATTTAAAGGAGAATTTTCTATGATGAATAAGAAGATGACAAGAATGATGACAAGAGAGATGGAAAAGACAAAGAAAAAAAAGACGATGAAACCCTCAAATAAGAGGAAGTAGTTTAGGAAAGGTACGTTGACAACACAGGAGGTGTGAAGTGTATTGGTGGAGAATGGTATTTGTGTGCGGTAATGAAGAGTGCCACGTTGACGGCGTTATAAAGCATTTTACTGCAGAAGACGCCGAAGCCGACGCATGGGATGTAGAAAATTCCATAGGGTTAATAAATTACGCCCGTTCCAAAGGCGTTGATTTAACTAGGTGGGAGTTTTCTGCCGTGTGTGTTATGAGGAGTGCGAACCAATAAGGAGGAGAGGTGGGTAATATTGTGGTTTTCGCAGTTACGCTCGAAGTTATGTTAGGGGAAGAAATTTATTTCTTCTACGGTGTCTCGACCTGTCTGCAGTCTGCACAGGATAGGGCCTTGGCAAATATGCACCAAGACGAATACCTAAACTGTGTGAAATACACACTCGTTGCGACTCACTACACAGTACTATAGCGGAGATGTCATGGAGAAGTTAACGAATGCCCAACTAATTGAAGAGTTAAAAACAAGAGGATATTTCGTATCGAAAGTCCCTCCTGCGGTGTCGGGAAAAACTTTTAAGTTCGACCTGACCAAGCTGAAGGGAAATACCTATCAATTCGCAGTTATTTCCTGCACCCAAATCGGTTCCAAATATCAGCAACTCACGCATCTTCACAGCTTCTACAAGCTGTGCAAGAAACGTGGAATTGAACTTGTCCTGCACTGCGGCGACCTCGTGGACGGTTCCAAGGTCTATAAAGGCCAAGAGTACGAACTGTTTCTTCACGGGGCTGATGCGCAACGGGAATACGTTGTTGAAAACTATCCCAAGATTGAAGGCATAAAAACCAAAGTAATTTTGGGAAATCATGACGAGTCGTTTTGGAAAACGGATGGTTATAACATTGTTAAGGCTATCTGCGAAGAACGCGAGGACATGGAATACCTCGGAGACTATCTTGCTTTCGTTCAACTGGCGGGATTAAAAATTGCTCTAATGCATTCTGCGGGAGGGGTTCCGTATGCCCGTTCCTACAAACTGCAGAAAATCTGTGAGCAGTTTTCTCCCGAAGTTAAACCAAACGCACTGTTCGTCGGTCACTGGCACATTCAATGTCACATTCCACATTATAGGAATATTGAAGCGTTTTCCATGGGGGCGTTCCAAAGCCAAACTCCTTTTCTCACGCGCCTGGGTTTATCACCTGATATGGGTGGGCTCATTTGTGAGGTAAGAACGGATTCTTCGGGGCTTTTGGGAATCAAGACTGAGTGGATACCTTTCTATGTTCCAGTTAAGAACGACTT